TTAAATACAAAGGCAATCGAATCTTTCTTGACGAACTGCCAGAGGATGCAGTAGGAAGACCAATGAAAAACTTAGACTTTGAGTGTGGGATATTTTGTATGGAGCAACCAGAGGAAGAAACTTGTGATGATTAAAACATTTCTATACTCATGGCTGCAAGTTACACTCATAGCTACCAACACCTACCAGGTTGCAAACCAAGAGTGGGTCGGAGCAATCATTGTTGGCTTCCTCATATCTTTTGTCTGGACAATAAATGTAGGCCGAGTAGTTTTTGCTTGCAACTGGATACGCCTAGTCTATTCATTGGGTGCAATGACAGGAACTGGCACAGGAATTTTAATCACACACATAATATACCAACACTAAAATAACATGGATATAAAACAAGATAACATCGAGCGCATACAAACGCGCATAGATATGATACGCCAAGAGTCACGTGCTCTTTCCTACCGCATTGAGAGAATGACTGAGCAACGCAAGGCACTGTCCCAGGAGAAGAATGATCTCAAGGACAGACTAGAGGTCGTCAGTTCGATACCTGCCAAAGAACTCATTGAGGGTGTAGACGAAGCCCTTGCCAACCTAAGCATCAGAGGATAATACTATGGAAATACACATAGGATGGTCTACAGAGGATGTGCTACAACGAGCAAAGGACAACGATGTCAAGCTTACCGAAGACGAAGCCAACAGCATACTTCTAGAGATTCAGCGTGATTACGATGCTGACGTTGGAATTAATTGGGAAACAATTGACGACTACATAGAGGGTCTTGTAGATGTAAGAGACTACTCATACTAATCCAAGGAGTAAAACATGAAACAAATAATTAAAAAGATTTTCAGTAAAAAGAAAACAAAAACAACAGTGACCAAAGAACCTGAGAAGAAACTACCTGCATCTGACTATGATGGCATGGGAAACTTCAAAAGACTTGGAAAGCCCTAGTATGAACGACTCAAATAACTCACTTAGCACATGGAAAGCTATGGTTCACGACCATAGCACATGGAGAGCTATGAAGATAAGAAACAAGTTTGAGAGATGCAACGATAATTTCGTTGACATCAAGGACATGAAGTCTGAAGAACTATGTGAATATTACCTATCCACTAAGGAAATAATAAACAACCAAACTAAATAATATGAAAATAGAAGTTCACACCAAAGAAATTGACCCACACACAGAAGTGTTTGCCCTAGACGTAGACGAGGCATCATTGCAGCGTTTGCAATATGGGGAAGTTGGAAGCCCTCATCCCTACGTCAAGGTAGCCGATGTTACCAAAGCTTTGCAACCCAAGGCTCCACGTAGTGATAGCGATCTCTTAGATTTGATAGATAACCAAGGCTACACCTACTGCTTCTTTGCCTCCGAAGGAGAAGTTACAAAGAACAAACACAGATGCGTTGCCATCTATTCTCCTACTGGTCAGCAACTTACAGGAGTTGCAGAAGGATTTGAAACTGTAAGAGAAGCCCTCGGCTATGTCCTAGACATGGAGGAGGCAGGGTAGCATGAACGAATTACTGCAAGGATACATTGACTCAGGTGAGCCACTACTAAAGATGGACGGATTCGATGATTGCATTGCAGGGGTCGTAGAAAGAATAGGACAGAACCCAATTATTTGCTATGACAAAGCTAAGGTTATTGACCAGATGATTGCCGATGGCATGACGCAAGAAGAGGCCGTCGAATACTTTGAATATAACCAAATAGGTTCGTGGGTAGGTGAAAGGACACCCTGCTTCCTTATATCAGAAGTGTGAAGAAACTAACTTGAAAGTGGAAAAGCCATACAACTCAGGTCAATGGACTAAGGCTCGTTACAGGAGCTTTATCATGTCAGCACTACGCCGTGCTCAAT